TACCTATATAGTAATATCAATAGCATTACATATTATCTTTTAATCTTGCCATTGGTGATGCTTTTGCCCACACACACACACGCATAAATTAAAAATGGCTCACGGATCGCCATTAGATCGCCTGAAAGCCACGCAAATCGCCCATTTTAAAGAAGGCGACCCCCCAAAACTGCTTCGTGTCTATATATATATGGATTCCATCCCACAGCGGTGGGTATTTTTAGGTATTAACTAAAGTTAATGGGTTGTACATAGGTTAAGGTTGTGGTATATAGAGGTATGCAGGTTGTACCATTAAATCTTAAAACAGCGAATGAATTTGTAACAAAATACCATCAGCATAATAAAAAGGTAACAGGATGTAAGTTTTGTATAGGTGTTCTTGTGCAAGATATTTTAGAAGCTGTTTGTATTGGAGGTAGACCTGTAGCTAGAAGATTAGATGATGGATTTACTTTAGAAATATTAAGAATGTGTACTAAACAAAATGGTATTAAAAATTTATGTAGTTTATTATACTCAAGAGCTTGGAAGATATGGAAGCATATGGGAGGTAAAAGAGTATTAACTTATACATTAGAATCAGAAAATGCAGCAAGTTTAAAAGCTAGTGGTTTTTTTGTAACAGGAGAAACCCAACCTTTTCAAAAAGATACAGGATGGACAACAAGGCAAGGTCGTTTATGGCAGGATATACAATTACAAAAAAGAATAAGATGGGAATATAATATATGAGTGATAAAGCGTGGAAGCAAAGGGAAAGACAGGTTGCTGATTATTTTGGGGGAAAAAGAACGCCTTTGAGTGGTGGAAATAGTGGTATTACAAGAGCGGATGTAATACACGACAAATTATTTATAGAATGTAAGTTACGCAAAAAACACACAGCAATTACCCTTTGGGATGACACAAATGAAATGGCAAAGAAGGAGGGTAAGACTCCTGTCATTGCATTATGTGAAAAGGGCAGGGCAGGGTTTTGGGTAATGGTGCATAGTGATGATCTTGATAAAGTGCAAGAAAAGAAAACAGATTACTGGCAATTAACGCCAACTTGGGAATGATAGAATGGATAGCAAGTATAACAGCAATAATATCGGTATGGTTATATGGTAATGGGTGGAAATACTCTGGATATTTTGGCTTGGTTAGTCAATTTTTTTGGTGGTGGTTTTCGTTTATATATGATTTAACATCTATGTATGTATTATGTGGATTTATGACAGCTACCCATATTAGAAATATAATGAGGATGAAAAATGCAAATAAATAAATGGATAATAGGATTAATAACAATAGAAATAATTTTACATTTATGTGAAATAGCTTTTGATGTAATGCAACATATGCATTTTTATGGTCTTAATTTTTAATGGATAATTTAGCCAGAGCGGTAAAAATTGCAAAAGAATTGCAATATCGTCAAGAAACAAATCAGATGGAGTTGTATAAACCATATGATTATCAAATAAAATTTCATAATAGTAATGCCACGCAACGATTATTAATGGCAGGTAACAGAGTAGGTAAATCATTTTGTGGTGCTATGGAAATGGCATTTCATTGTACAGGATTATATCCAAAGTGGTGGACAGGTAGAAAATTTAATAGACCTGTAAGATGTTGGGCAGGAGGGGTGTCAAATGAAACAACACGAGATGTATGTCAAAAAGAATTAGTAGGGCAACCAGATGATCCTAGTGCTAAAGGTAAAGGTAGTATTCCGTTAAATTTAATAGGTGATACTGTAAGAAAAGCAGGTGTACCTAATGCGTTAAACTCATTAGTAATAAAACATAAAACAGGAGGATATTCTCGTATAGGTTTTAAAGCATATGAAATGGGTAAAGAAAAATGGATGGGTGAGTCATTAGATGTTATTTGGTTAGATGAAGAACCACCACAAGCTATATACTCACAAGCATTAACTCGTACTGCAGATAAAGGAGGTATTGTGTATATGACATTTACGCCAGAGCAAGGTATGACAGAAACAGTTGCACAGTTTGTAAATAATTTAAAAGATAGTCAAGATCTTATACAAGCAACTTGGGATGATGCACCGCATATGACAAAAAGTGTAAGAGATCAAATTTTACAGGCATTACCACCACACGAAAGAAAAATGAGGGAAAAAGGAATACCACAATTAGGTTCTGGTTTAGTATTTCCTGTAACTGAAGAAGATATAGTTTGTGATCCTTTTGATATACCAGATTATTATCCACGAATATGTGGTATAGATTTTGGTTGGGATCACCCAACAGCGTGTGCGTGGTTAGCGTGGGATAGAGATAGTGATATAGTATATGTGTATGATAGTTATAGTATGCGACAAGAAACTGTACCTGTTCACGCATCTGCAATAAAATCAAGAAACAGATGGATTCCTGTTATATATCCTATGGATGGTAGACAAGCGGATAAAGGTAGTGGTAAAAGTTTAGCAATGCAATATAGAGAAGAAGGTGTAAATTTATTAAAAGAACATTTTACAAATCCACCGCAACAAGGAATGAAAGAAGGTACAGGAGGAATTAGTGTGGAAGCTGGAGTAATGGAAATGCTTACAAGATTTCAAACAAAAAGGTTGAAAATTTTTGCAAATCAGAATAAACTTATGGAAGAAATTAGAATGTATCATAGAAAGGATGGTAAAATTATCCCTATGAATGATGATGTTATTTCAGCAATGCGATACGGAGTAATGTCATTACGAAAAGCTAGGGTTAAAAATACCGAACCGATCCAGATAGAATCTGATTCTGAATTTAATGTTTTTTAAGGAGATACAATGTATAAAACAAAATCTAAAATGTTAAAAAAAATGAAGAAAAAAGGAAAAGGAAAAAAATAATGGGATTTTTTTCAGCACCAAGACGACCTGCTCCGCCACCACCTCCTCCTCCTCCACCGCCAGAGCCAGAAAAAAAAGATGCTGGTAAGCAAAAGCGTAGAGTAAGAGGGTCTGGTTATGGGCAAGGCGGTTTGTTAAGTGTAGATGATCAAGCTAAAGTTGCCAAAACTATTCTTGGCGGAGGATGATTACTGCACGAACTGATTTAGCATCTAAAAAGCAAACGCTTAAATTTGTTACACCAAGAGCAATGATTCAAGGTATAGATGATCAATATTCACATATTGGATATTATCAAAATGACAAAATTGTTGGTGGTGTAATATTTTCTCATTATGATGGACATAATATTTGGATGCACCTTGCATTAGATAATCCTAGAGCAATGCGAAGAAGTTATGCTAAACAAGTATTTGAGTATTGCTTTTACACCTGCAAGTGTGTTAGAATAACTGCAATGACAAAACCAAACAATGCTAGATGCATAAAATTAATTGAATCAGCAGGGTTTAAAAAAGAAGGTAGAATTAGAAAAGTGATAAAAGAAAACTTAAAATATTCAGATGGTTTGATATATGGATTGTTAAGAAAGGAATGTAGGTATTTGTAATGGGAGGTATGCCACAAGCACAAAGGAAAAAAGGAGCACAACAAGTTGGTGGTAAATTTGGTCAATCTATTACACCTCCTCCTGTAGAACAACAAAAAAAACCAGAACCAGATAGAGAACAGGTTGGTATGACAGCACAACGAAAAAAAACAGAAGAAATTAAAAAACAACAAAAAGCATCATTAACAGGTACATCTATTGAAGATGCTGGTAAAACTGTGTTAGGAGGATAATATGGGCGGAGGAATGGGAAAATCAACACCACAAATGCCACCACCAATGACAGATGTAACTGATAAAACTGCAGAAGAAGAAGCAAAGTTAGCCGCAGAAAAACAAAAAATGTTAGATGCAAAGAAAAAAGGTCAATACGCAACAATACTTACATCTGGTGAAGGTCTTGATGAACCTGTAGAAACACAAAAAACTACATTAGGTGGTACATCAACAATGTCTTAATATGGAAGTTTTTGATTATATAAAAAAAAGACAATCACGAATGGAAGGTGATCGTCAAACTTGGGAAGATCATTGGCAACAAATTTTAGATTATGTAATGCCAAGAAAAGCGGATATTACATTTACACGATCACAAGGGGAATCACGAACAGATATATTATTTGATTCTACTGCCATTACAGCAAATAATTTATTAGCAGCAAGTTTACAAGGCACATTAACATCACCATCATTAGCGTGGTTTCATTTAAAATTAAGAAACGAAGAATTAAACAATCAAAGAGAAGTGCAGTTGTGGTTAGAAGATACAGCTAGGCGTATGTACGATATGTTTAATGAATCTAATTTTAATACAGAAGTACACGAAATGTATCTTGATTTAACATCTATAGGTACAGGTGCAATGTTAGTAGAAGATGGAGATGTAGGATTACCAGATGAAGGTGTGCATTTTAGAACATTACATATTGCTGAATATTATATACAAGAAAATATAAATGGGCAGGTAGATACATTATATAGAAAGTATGCAATGACAGCACGACAAGCTGTACAAGAGTTTGGTGAAGAAAATTTAGGAGAAAAGGTATTAAAAGCGGCAAAAGAAAAACCAGATAAAAGTTTTGTATTTATACACGCAGTAGAACCTACTGCAGATTATGAACGAGCATTAGGAAAAGCAAAAACAAAATTACCATTTCATTCCTGCCATGTATGTGAGGAAGATAAAATGGTTGTACGAACAAGTGGTTATCAAGAATTTCCATATTTAGTGCCAAGATGGGCAAAGGCAACAGGAGAAATTTTTGGAAGATCTCCAAGTTATAATGCATTACCAGATATTAAAACATTAAACAAAGCAGTTGAAATAGGATTAAAAGCGTGGGCAAAAGCTATTGATCCACCATTACTTGTAACAGATGATGGTGTAATTGGTAGGGTTAGAATGACACCTGCAGGAATTACAGTAGTACGAAGTGATGGTGCGGTTAAACCATTACAAATTGCAAGTAATTGGCAAGTTACGGATATGAAAGAAAATCAATTACGAACTGCAATACGACAGGCGTATTATTCTGATCAGCTACAACTGCAAGAAGGTCCGCAGATGACAGCTACAGAAGTACAAGTTAGATATGAATTGATGCAAAGATTGTTAGGTCCTACTTTAGGTAGATTTCAAACTGAATTTCTTAATCCATTAATTGAAAGAGTATTTGGATTAATGTTTAGAAAAGGTCAGTTTATGACACCCCCAGAAAATATTAGTGAAGCTAATATGGATATTGAATATGTAGGTCCATTAGCACGATCACAACGAATGGAAGAAGCGGTTGCGGTAGAAAGATTATATCAATTAGCAATGACAATAGGTCAAGCAAATCCAGAAGTTATGGATTTAATAGATCACGATAGAGCGGTAAGATTAAGAGCAAAATTATTAGGAGTGCCTAAAAATATTTTAAGAGGAGAAGCAGAAGTTAATCAAATGCGACAACAAAGAATGCAACAACAACAAATGGCTATGCAACAACAACAAGCATTAGAACAAGCTAAAACAATGAATGAAGCATCTAAAGCGGCAGAAACTGCATCTAATCCACAAGTACAAGAAATGTTAAATCAAGTTGCAGGTCTTGAGTAGTGGAACTTAAAGATTTAAAAAAATTTTATCAGATTACTTTTGATTCTAATGAGGGTCAACAAGTATTAGCAGATTTAACATCTGCTTATTATCATAGGAGTTCGTTTGTTACTTGTCCTTATGAAACAGCATATAAGGAAGGGCAAAGGGCTGTTATTATACGAATAATCAATCTAATAAAGGAGCAAAAAAATGATTGAAGAAACGACCACAACAGAAGATAATCCTGTTGCAGAAACAACTGCACCTGCAGAAACTGTATTAGGATCTACTGAAGGTGATAATCAAAATTGGAAATCAACATTATCAGATGAATTAAAAAATGATCCGACTTTATCTAATTTTAAAGATGTAGAATCATTAGCAAAAACAGTTGTTCATCAACAAAAAGTTTTAGGTAGTCGTATTCCTATACCAAAAACAGATGAAGAAAAAATGGAAGTATATAATAAATTAGGCAGACCAGAAACTGCAGATAAATATGAAATATCTATACCTACTGATTATAAACAATATATGCCAGAAGAACAGGTAAATCAGTTTAAAAATGTAGCACATAAAATTGGTTTAAATAATGAGCAGGTAAAAGCTCTAGTTGAGTATCAAAAAAATACTATTCAACACGAAATGAATAATCAACCTGCAAGACTTGATGCAGGGCGTAAAGTATCAGAAGAAACTCTTAAACAAGAATGGGGTTATGATTATGATAAAAATGTAGCAAAAGCACAAAGAGCAATGGCTGTTTATGGTGATGATGAAATAAAGCAAATGTTAGCAACAACAGAAGCAGGAAATCATCCTGCAGTAATTAAAATGTTTGCACGACTTGGTGAAGATATAACTGAAGATATGGCAAAAAATACACAAAATAATAGTTTGGCTGTATCTCCATTAGATGCAAAAGAAGAAATATCTAAAATTTATGATGACAAAAGTCATGCATATCACGATCCAAAACATAGAGAACATAAGGCGGCAGTAGAAAAAGTTAGACAATTACACGAAAAAGCATTTCCAAGTTAAAATTTTTGTGTTATTATATTTGCAATAAGGTTGCCCTAACGGATAACAACTAAATTAGTCTAACGACTTTAAATAGGTTTCCCTAGTTTTAGGACAAAAACTGCAAAAATAATAATATTAATTTTAATTAAGGAGAACTCTAATGAGTGTTCAAATTACTACAGCTTTTGTAGAACAATATAAAAGCAATGTATTCCATTTGGCACAACAGAAAGGCTCAAGATTAAGAGATTGCGTTAGATCCGAAACTGTAACAGGGAAATCTCATTTCTTTGAAAGAATTGGTGATACTGCGGCTCTTAAAAGAACATCAAGACATAGTGATACACCTCGTGTTGATACTCCACACTCAAGACGAAAAGTTACTATGGATGATTACGATTGGGCAGATTTAGTTGACCAAGAGGATAAAGTGAGAATGTTAATTTCTCCACAATCTGAATACGCACAAGCAGGTGCTTGGGCAATGGGTAGAGCAATGGATGATGCAATTATAGCAGCAGCAACAGGCACAGCTTATGGCGGTGTATCTGGTGGCACTTCTGTAACATTACCATCTGGTCAAAAAGTTGCACACGCATCAGCTAATTTAACGATTGCAAAATTGTTAGATGCCAAAAAGATTTTGGATGAAAATGAAACTGATCCAGAAGAACAAAGATATTTGATTTGTACTGCAAACCAATTATCTGATTTTTTAAATATTAGTGAAGTAAAATCTTCAGATTTCAACACAATCAAAGCATTAGTGCAAGGTGAAGTTGACACATATCTAGGATTTAAATTCATTAGAAGTGAGCGTCTAGGACTTGATTCATCATCAAACAGACAAGTTCTAGCTTTTTGTCAATCCGCAATAGGTCTTGCACTTGGAGCAGATATTCAAACTAAAATATCTGAAAGAGCAGACAAGAACTATGCAACACAAGTATTTCTATCTATGACTATTGGTGCAACTCGCATTGAAGATGAAAAAATGGTAGAAATTGCTTGTACAGAATCGTAGGAGGTAATTATGGCTACAGCAAAATCAGTAGAAATTACGAATATGGATTCTACACCTAGAACACTAGCCGAAGTAGGAAGTGTTCACGGAAAAATGCGTGTATGGGCGGACACTATTGCCGCAGGTACAGGCGATATTGATAATGATGATGTAATTATGATGGCAGAAGTACCATCTAATGCAAAAATTATGTCAATTAAACTTTATAATGATGACCTTGATTCAAATGGTTCACCAACATTAGCCGCTAATGTAGGTCTATATAATGGAACTACAAAGTATACTATTGGAGGAACAACCACAGAAGCAAGTGCTGTTATTGATGAAGATTGTTATGCAACTGCAATAACAACTTTACAAGCGGCAAATACTGCTGGAGTTGAGGTTGCATTTGAAGCAAGAAATGTAAATGCCATTGCAAACCATGTATGGGAAGATGGAGGTCTGTCAGCAGATCCTAAAGTTCCATTAAGGGTTGCATTAACTATGTCAAATGTTGCGGCAACTGCAGCGGCAGGAGATATTACTATGGTAGTTACATATGTAACTGACTAACAATAGACAAATAGAAGGGGTTTTTTATTGCAGAGAACCCCTTTTATTGTTATATTTGAGGTGTTATGGCTACAGAAGTTTCAATTTGTTCCAATGCACTACGAAAACTAGGTGATAGTCCTATTACTGCTCTTACAGAAGATAGTGAAAGAGCAAGACTTTGTAACGCATTATATGAACCAGCACGAGATTCGTTATTACGATCTCACGCTTGGAATTTTGCGATTACAAGGGCGGCATTAGCACAAATTTCATCAACCCCTGCATTTGAATATTCATATCAATATGCATTACCAACAGATCCGTTTTGTTTGCGAGTTTTAAAAATGGAGTTTGATGATTATGAATTTAAAATTGAAAATTTAGCAAATCAAGGTAGAGTATTATTAACTAATGAAGGTACAGCTAATATAATATATATTGCACAAATTACTGATCCTAAATTATTTGATTCTATATTTGTTGATACATTAACAGCAAAACTAGCTTCTGAAATGGCATATGCTATTACAAATAGTGCTGCACTTCAAAAAGAAATGGAAAAAGTTTATAAATTAAAACTTACAGAAGCAAGAAGTATAGATTCAACAGAAGGATTTACAGACGATATTATATCAGATACTTTTACAGACTTCCGTAAGTTTCAATAATGGCTAGAGTACATCCGTTTCAAACAAATTTTACTGCAGGAGAATTATCTCCTAAATTACACGGACAAATTGATTTTAAAAAATACAATAATGGTGTAGAAACTTTAAAAAATTTAACAGTATTTCCACAAGGAGGAGCAACTAGAAGGTTTGGTTCACGATTTGTGTGTGAGGTAAAAGATTCTAGCAAAGTTACACGATTAATTCCTTTTGAGTTTAATATTGAGCAAACATATATATTAGAATTTGGTAATTTATATATTAGATTTTATAAAGACAATGGACAAATAACTGAAGCTACAAAAAGTATATCAGCAATTACAAAAGCAAATCCAGCAGTAGTTACTGCAACATCACACGGATATTCAAATGGAGATCATGTATGGATTAATGATGTTGGAGGAATGACCGAAGTAAATGGTAGACGATATACTGTAGCAAACAAAACAACAAATACTTTTGAATTATCTGGAGTAGATTCTAGTAATTATACAACTTATACTTCTAGTGGTACAGCAGCTAAAGTATATGAAATAGCAACAGAATATACTTCGGCACAATTATCGGAATTGCAATTTGCACAATCTGCAGATGTTATGTATATAGTTCACGAATCACACGAACCTACTAAATTAACAAGAACAGGACATACATCTTGGACAATTACAGATGTAGATTTTGAAAAAGGACCTTATTTAGATCAAAATACAACATCAACAACATTAACAGCTAGTGCAACAACAGTAGGTACAGGAAGAACATTAACTGCAAGTGGAAGTTTATTTGCAAGTACAGATGTAGGTAGATTATTTAAATTAGGTACTGGGCATGGAAAAATTACAGGTTATACAAGTGCAACAGAAGTAACAGTAGAAGTATTAGTTGCTTTAACAAGTAGTGGCTCAACAACTTGGTCATTAGGTGCATATTCTAATACAACAGGATTTCCAAGAGCAGTTAGTTTTTTTGAACAACGATTAGTATTTGCAGGATCAACAAGTTATCCTCAAACAATATGGGGATCACAATCTGGTATATATGAAAATTTTGATGAAGGTGATGCAGAAGCTGCAGATGCTTTTATATATACAATAGCGGCAAACAGAGTAAATGCAATTAGATGGTTAGCACCATCAAAAGATTTAATGGTAGGTACAGCAGGATCAGAATTTAAAGTAAGTAGACCAACAGGTGAACCATTACAACCAGATAATATTAATATACAACAACAAACATCTTATGGTGTTTATCCTTTACGCCCTATACAAATTGGAAACTTAATTTTATTTGTGCAAAGACAACAACGAAAAGTAAGGCAATTATATTATAGATTTGAAGATGATGCTTATACTGCACCAGATATGACTATTTTAGCTGAACATATTACTGAAGGCGGAATAACAGAAGTTGATTATGCTCAAGAACCAGATGCAATATATTGGGCAATTAGAAGTGATGGTGTTTTATTAGGAATGACATTTAATAGAGAAGAAGATGTTGTTGCGTGGCACAAACATACAATAGGTGGAAAAACAGGAACAGCTACAGTAACTGTAACAGATTATGCAAATATACCAAAAGGTAGTAGAATTGTTTTAACAAAATCAAATGGAACACAAGTAACATTTACATCAGAAACAGCGGGAAGTTCTTTACCATCAGAAACAAATGGATGGCGACCTAATACAAATAATAATACAACTGCAGATAATATTTTTACAGCAATAAATGCACACGCAGATTTTACAGTATCAAATCCAGCAGCAAATGTTGTAACTATTACAGAAACAAGTCCACAGGCAGTAGGGTATTTAACTGTAGAAACAACAGATTCTACTAGATTAGCGGCAACAAGTGAAGGGATAGCAAAAGCCAAAAGTGTAGCAAGTATTCCAGAAGGTGGGGAAGATCAAGTATGGATAATAGTAGAACGAGTAATAAACGGAGCAACAGTACAATATGTAGAGTATCTTGATTCTACTTCTAATATGGATAGTTATTTAACAGGTTCAGTAAATTCTTCTACATCTACTGTTACAGCATTAGATCATTTAGAAGGGCAAAAAGTACAAGTATTAATAGGAGATGCAGTATATCCAACACAAACAGTTACAAATGGAGCAATAACTGTTAATATACCAAGTGAATTATCAACAAAAACAATTAATATAGGATTGGGGTATGTTTCTGAATTAAAAACTTTAAGAGTAGAAGCTGGAGCACAAGCAGGTACTTCACAGGGTAGAAAAAAGAGATATAATGAAGTTATGGTAAGATTATTAAATACAGTAGGTGTAACAATAAATGGAGATCAATTACCATTTAGAACATCATCTACTCCAATGGGTACAAACATACCGCAGTTTACAGGAGATAAGCGAGTAACAAATTTAGGATGGGATAGGGATGGTCAAATTACTGTAGAACAAACACAACCATTACCTATGACAATATTAGGAATAACAGGAACATTAGTAACAAGTGATTAATTATGGCAGGATTTAATTGGGCATTAGCAAGTTTTATTTTTAGTGGTGTAACAACTGTTGGCTCTACAATTATGAGCATACAACAGGCACGAGCAAATAAAAAACAAATACAAGCAAATGCGGCGTGGGAAGCATATAATCAGAAAATGGAATTAGAAATAGAAAAACAAAGAAGATTAAGAGAGCAAACAAAATTAATGAGTGAACAAAGAGCAAGAATAGGAATGTCTGGGGTTCAATTTACAGGATCTCCGTTATTAGCTGTTAAAGAAGATTATAATGATTTTTTAAGTGATATGCATAATTTAGCAAGAGTAGCACAATCACAAAGTGCAAGTTTAGATATAGAAACACAAGGATTATTAGCAAATGAAACTAATAATATGATTGGTTCAATTATTGGTGGTATAGGAGATGTAGCATCTGCAGGTATGGATTATAAAATAATGAAAGAAATATTATGAAATTACCAAGATATCAGCAACAAGGAACAGGGGTAGGAAGGGCATCACGCTCTTTAACCGCAGGCGTACAAACATCTGGTTTAGGCAATCAAATATCAAAAGGTATATCTAATGTAGCTAATAAATTTTTAGATTATCAAATAAAAATGCAAGTAGCTGAAAGAGATGCAAAAGTAAAATTAAAAACAGCAGAAGCAGGTAGTCAAATTGCAAATAAATTATTAGAGTTTCAAGATCCAAGAAATACTAATTATTTAAATCCAAGTTCTTGGGAAAATGAATATTCTGATTATGAAACTCAAGTTATAGATAATGCAAAACAAGAATTTGGAAATGATGCTAAATATTTTTTACCTTCTTTAATAAGTAAATTAACAGAAGGCAGAATTAAAACAAAAAATCTTGTATTTAATCAAATATTAAAAAATCAAAAAAATGCTTATGAAACAGAAAGGGCAACATATATAGATGGTATTGCTAATTATACAAGACTTCAAGAATTTACAGCTAATTTTGAAATACATAAAAATAGTATGGAATCATATAGAAAAAATGGTTTACACGGAGATGCAGAATTTGAAGAACAAATAAAAAAAGACAAATATCAAACAAGTTATAAATATATAGAATTTCAAGCAATAGCAAATTCAACTGTAGTAAGTCCTACAGGGCAAAACAATATAGATTGGAGTGGTACATTACGAAGATTAAAAGACACTAAAAATAAATTTTTTGATATTGATGGTAACGAATTAAGTGTAGATGATGATTTAAGGCAAAAATTAATTGCAGATGTAGGCGAAAAAGCAAAAACACAAAAAGCGTTATTTACAAGTGAATTAGGTATGCAACAACTTAATAATATAAAACCACTTCGTAGAGATTTAATAGAAATACAAGCAAAAACACCTAAAGGAATGGAAATACAAAAAAATTTTTTAACAGATTTGTCAAGTGGAAAATATGGCGAATTAAGTGATACACAAATTGAAGGAGCGGCTCGTTTATATAGAACAATAATAAAAGAAGATGCAGATAAATCTGACACCCCTGCAGGTGTTTTAGCAAATACAATTTTGTCAGTTTTAGTAAATAGTGGTGCTGTTGATACTGTAGCAGAACAAAATGTAATACATTTAGCCGCAAAACAAGGTTTATTAAAATTAGAACGATATGATAAATTAAATAAAAAATCAGAAGCTAATATGAAAGAAATAGCAAAAGAAAATGCTATGTATTATAAACGAGCAATAGGAATGGTAGCAAAAGAATTAGGGCAAAAAGATCCTACATCTATTTTTAAAAATTTAGGTCCAGATGCAAGTATGGATCAGTTATTACAAGCATTTGATGATAATTATGATGAAGAAACATTTAAAGCAATTTTATATATAGATCAAATTTTAGAATATGGTGAAAAAAAAGGTATTAGTATAAAAGAAATGCTAACTTTAAAAAATGACATGAATCCAAATGGTATGATAGAAGATTTAACAAAATATGTTAGGTCAATAAAAAATGAAAATTTTGCAAAACAAACATTTAGTAATTTTCAATTACCTACAGATTTTACATTAGATGATGCATATACTTTTTCTGCAGAAAATTGGTTTAAAGGAAAAAAACCAACATTACCTCAAATGCCGCCAAAAAAAGAAAATGAAGGTATAGTTGAGTATCTTTTAAGAATAAAAGGTAAATTACCTACAGATGGCTTGTCTATAAATAGAGGTATTAATATTGTAGATAATTTAGAAACAAATGCATTTGTATTACCAATAATTCAAGAACAAGAATGAGAATTACAGCTTTAGAATTAAAACAAGCAGGATTTAGTGAAGATACAATCTTGGAAATGATTGAAAGTCAACGACCTGCATTAAAAAAAGCAGGGTTTAGTGATACGCAAATTAATGAAGCGTATAATATACAGCCAACAAATTCGTCTTTATTATCTGATAATATTGTAGACGAAGATCCTCAAAAATATACACCACCAACAACACAACCATACGAAAATAATTTAAAACAAGAATTAGAAGAAAAAGATGTAGAAAATGTAAATCAAGAAGCTATTAACAATGAATATAATTTTAATGAAGAAAGATTTAAAAATTGGAGAGAATTAGATAATGATACACGAACTGCAATGGAAAAGGAATTTGCAGATGTATTACAAGAACTTAAAACAGAAAATGAAATGCCAGAAAACAAAGAAGTTGAATTAATGGCAACAGCATTAAAAGAAGATAAACCAGACATAGAATTTCATAAAAAAACTTTGCGTTCTGGAATACAAAAAAGACGAGAAGAAAATCAACAACGATTATTAAATAAAAAACAAAGAGAATTAGAAGAAGGAATTAAACCATTGGAAATGTTAAATCCATATTTAACAACAGGAAAAAACTCAAGAAGGGTGAAAGATATATATAAAGATTATTATAAATTTCAACCTTATCAAATGCAAAATATAGAAAATTTTTTAAGCATGATGGCGGTGTTAGAGTCAGATAACAGAAATATACATTCAAGCGATCCTAATAGTACAGCGGCAGGGTTATGGCAATTTACGGAAGGCACAACAGTAACAGCAATTAATAATTATTTTTATACACGAAAAGATTATGACAGAAGTTATGTAAATGAAAAATGGGCAGAAGAAGCATTAGAACATAAAGATATGACTAATCTTACGCCAGATCAACAAAAAGCATTGTTGTTGGCTCATATGTTTCAACAAGAAGGAAGTGATGAGTTAATAAGAGGTATAGCAAATGGTGATGTTGGTGCTATGAAAGAATATTATTTAAAATTTCATCATACGCAACCTAATGAAAAACTAAAAGAAAGAGTAGATTATGTTTTTTCATATTGGAATAATAGAGCAGGTCCAACTAAATATGTAAATCCTAAAATGGCAACATTTCCTGTAGATACAAGTAAATTTGCCAAAACAGATATAGGAAAAGCAATTATAAAACCTTTAGCATATGCAATGGGAGGACAAGGTAATAAAAATGCATTTACTACAGGGTATCAACAATCAGTACACGGAATGTTGCAACAATATGTAAATTTTGTATATGACAATCCAAATTTAACTAAACAAGAGCGTATAGATTATTTTAAAAATATGATTATGTATAATGAAAATCAAACATTTGGAGATGAAATAGTTAAAAGTATATCACAAATGATTAATGATTTACCTTATATGGTAGGAGGAGGTATGGCATTTCCTGCATTTTTAAATACTATTAGTGGAGGTATAACTGCACCATTAACACCTATGACATCTATGATGGGAGCATTTATGTTGCCAGAAATATTAAGGTATCCATTTGTAGAAGGAATGTTAGATCAAAAACATAATAATTTTGAAGAATATATGAAAAATTTTATATCTATTGAAAATGGAAAAATTGCATTAAAAATGGGAGCAATAGGATCGGCTACAAGTTTTGGTGGTCATTTAGTAAAAAACATAGCTTCAAGAAAATTAGGATTTGGAAAAAAATCTACAACAACAGCTAGATTGTTGGCAGAAACAGGTATAATGACAGAATTAGGATTTGCATTAAATGGTGAAGTGCCAACATTTAAAGATTTTGCACATACTGCAATATTGTTATTTGGTTTTCACGCTACACAGGCACAAGTAACAAATTTAATTAATATATATAAAACATACGGAAGGCATCCTTTTGATGTTAAAAATGAAGCAGAACAAAGCGGATCATATAAAGAAACATTAAGAAAGGGAGAAATACCAGAATTTTATGAAACAGCACAAGAAATGGCAGGAAGAAAAGCTGAAAATGTATCAAACAAAAAATTATTACCTATATCAGAATTTCAAATAAATGAAGTCGTAAATTCAACAGTATCTGGTAGAGATAAAGTAATGATTTTAAACAAAGAAATTATTAATAATGAATCTGTATTTGTTGTGCAAGACAATAGAGGGAATGTGTTTTCTGTAGCAGAATCACAAGTTAGAAAAATAGATCCGCAAAAAAATATGGAAGCAGAAATAGTTGATGGAAAAATAAACATAAAAGATAAAAAAATACCAGAAGATGCAGAAGCACAAGGTGTTACAGGCACAAAAGGATCATTTACTAAAAGACAAGAAAAAGGTGAATTTAATAAAAATTTACAACCAATAGAAATAACAAAAGATAAAAGTGTAATTATTAAAGGCGAAACGCCAAAAACAAATATACAAAATATACAAAATTTAAGAAAACAAGATAAAAGTGAATTTTATTATGCAGTATCTAAAGATAAAAAAGTAGTTACAGATGGCACTATGTTAAGTACAACTAAATATTATCCAGAATTAACAAAAAAAATACAAACATATAAAAAATTAGATACGCCAAAACAAAATAGATTAAATAGAATTGCAGAAGAAACACAACAATCTATATATGACAAAGCAATACCAAGATCAGAAGTTAAAGGAGTATTTGATAAAATAATTCCAATATTAAGCAAAAAATTAACATTAAGCAATGATCTTATATTTAGAAATAAAAAAACAAAAAAATACATAGAAGTAGACAAAACTCGTTTTGATATTTTACAAACATTTATAAATGAAAAAGGGCAAAAACAAAAAGCAGAAATAGGTTTTGTTAATAAAAAAATAGTATTTATTAATCCTAATAATAAAGAAATTATAGGTGTTTTAGCAACAAAAAGAACTGATGAAACTACAAAAGAATATAATGAATACAATAAATATTATGAAGAATATTCAGAAAATTTTAATCAAGGAACATCATATTATAGTAAAAGCACACGAGATTCTAACCACGCAGGAATACCAAATGAACCTTATACACCAAGAGATTTTACTGCCAGAAATAGAGATACTTGGAAAGAAATATATGATAGTGGAACATCATTAAATTCATATGATTTAATTACATTAACAGAAGGTTTATTAGGTGCTAGGCCTCAATTAAAAAAAATGAAAAATTATTTAGGGGTATTTAGGCATCTTAAAAGACAAGATTTAAACAAACCAATAAGAGAACAAGCTAGTGTTATTGTAAATAGAGAAATACAAAACAATCCAGAAGAATTTTTAAAAACATTAGCACACGAAATAGGACACCTTATTGATTTTGTACCTACAAGATCTATGGCAAAAGGTAACATACTTGGTCGTTTTAAAGGAATGAGAAAGTATATGAAAGATTGGATTGATGGTAAAAATGATGGTGCAAAACCTATGAGTGCTATAGAAAAAACAGAAATGATGAAAGAAGCTGAAAGAATAGCTGAATTAAATAAAGGTCAAACAAATGCAGAAATAAAAGAATTAAATGTAACACCAGAAACAATTTTGGATATTGTAAGAGATCCAAATATACGAAACAAAATAGATCCAGAATTGTATAAAACATTTGCTCAATTATCTGATGTAGCAAAAAAAGAAGTAATGAAAGATGCTATGAAAGGATTAACAAGTCCACATCTTAAAGAAATAGTAGATAAAATAAACAATAAAGATGCAGTAAAAAGTTTAAGTCCAGAAGCAACAGAAATATTTAAAGAGATGTTTGAAGCAGAAATGGTTAGAAGAAATATTGTTCGTAAAGAAGAAATACTTTTAGAATTAAAAGAACTAACAATGAAATGGCATCCTTATGATAGAACAACAGCTAGTCCAAATTATGTAAAATACAGAGATTCAGCACCAGAATTAATGGCAGAATTTCAAATGGCGTTTTTATTAAGACCGCAATGGACAAAATTAAATGCACCAAAAACATATGAGTTATGGTCATATTATATGAAAAACAGACCAGAAGTTAAAGATTTATGGGAATCAATACAAAATGATTTGAATAATCCACGAGATGTTAAAGAAGGTAATTTAGCATCAGAAATTAAAACAATGTTTAGAGGTGGTGAAAAAGAACAAAGAGAAAATATACAAGAAATAGGCAAACAAGATAAACAAAGAGAGTATGACGATTTAGGCACAGAAATGATAGATACATTTTGGTGGTTGCAAACACGCCTAAAATCAGACAATCAAAGAGGTAATAGTCCGTTAGCCAAAGATTTAAAACATTCAATAGAAAATTTTAGATATAGACACGCTGAAGTATCTTTATACAAAAAAACAATGTATCAAAAAATATTACATCCGTTAGAAGGATTAGGTTATAACAAACACGATCTTGGTTTAATGTTGTTGTATAAAAATTTAGCACATAGTAAACAAAGAGAAGGAAAAATTACTTGGAAATTATATAAAATAGAACCAAAATTATTAGAAAAATTAAAAAATGAAATTGATTATGTAGGTTTGTATGAGCGATATGCAGAAGCACATCCTCAATTATCACAATTAGCTGATAAATTTTTTGAATTAAGACAAACAGAAGTTGTACAAAGATTACAAGAATCTAAAATGTTAGATGCACAACAAAAAGCAGAAATAGCAGAAAATATATTTTATGTAACATTTAGACCTATAAACAAACTAATAGAAAGGCATCAAAAATTTGGTGTAAATTCTTGGGGAGCAAAATATTTAAAACAAACACAAGGTACTTTTGAAAAAATAATGAACCCATTTGATATGACAGTATTAAATGATATGCAATTATTGTCTGAAATAAAAAGACAAGAATTATATAGACTTACAATTAAATTTTTAAATAAACATAAAAGTGCAGTAGAAGCATATGGTAATAAATCAAATCAACCAATAAATGTAATAAATAAACCTAAAATGAAAGGAAAAGGAAAATTAGATCCTAATATACCAACAGGATTAGAAAGAGTTACATTTATGGAAAATGGTAAAATACAAACATATGACATTCCAAAAAGTATTGTAGAAGCAATGGGTCAAAATCCTGTTGCAACTTGGCGAGGTCTTAAATATGCAAGTAAAGTAAATTCATTATTTAGAGCAATATTTACAGAACATAATCCGTTGTTTTGGGTAGTAAATTGGGGTTTTAGAGATGTGCGTAGATCAATGATTACATTACCTAATGGCAAAACATTTAAAAGTCCGCTTACAAGATTACAATATATAAAAGAAGTC